TTATATACAGTTTCGGAAGAAGTCACGCATATCACGGCGTCCGAGAAAAAGATGGTTTTCCACTGTACGGCAACTCAATTCTAATTCGGAGGCTATCTCCGGAGAAGATTTATCCTCAAAACGATTTAACGTATAGATCAGCCGTCGCTGTTCGGGCATGGCTGCCAACCGTGTCCGTTCCATCGCCATCAAATCATCAGCAATGATTTTCTCTTCAGTATCATTGGAAGAAGTGACAGTAAAATCATAGAGGTAACTATCTATCTCCTGCTTTTTATAATAACGACGGATATAGTCGGTCACTAAATTGCGTGCGATCGTAAAAAGGAAGTATTTTACTGTATCCGGACGGAGCATCTGTTTGTAATCCATCAGACGCACAAATACATCTTGAGTTAAATCCTCCGCTTCATAACGGTGAGCAATCCGATAGGTAATATAGTTTAAGATTACCTGATGATATTCCTCGTAAGAACGGGTGATAATGTTGTCGGAAGTGTAAGCTGTTGTCTCCATAATACTATCTTTTTCGGTTTTGAACACGATGCAAATATAAAGGCAATTCCGGAGAATGATTTCAAAAAACAAGGGAGATGAATCTCAACGCATCTAGGTAGACTTTATTTTATTTAAGCAAATGAATTACAATCACTTACACACTTTTTAAACGGAGTCTCACTTTATAAAATGAGACTCCGTTTGGGCATAATAAGCAGACCGATGGTTCACATCTCATCAATTTGAGCAAAGTAACCTGGGAAATAAAAAGCCTTTGGTTATTGTCACTTATCACCTTGGCAGGACAAGTGTCTTATAATTAAAGCAGTAAGGGTGATAATAGATGGTGATAATACAAACGGCAAAACAAATTGTTCCATTTTCAAAAAACATTTTGTTCCCGGTTTACCTTTATTAACACAAAACAAAATGTGCATTTAACTACAAAAAAATAGAGGCAACTTATTTAGTTGTCTCTATTTTCGCTCTGAACCTTCGAAAAAGATCAATGGTTGGGTAAAATGTTGGATTCTCCCAATTCTTTGAGATCATCTGAATCATCGCCTCTATATGACTTTTGCAGTCTATTACTTTGATGCATTTATCCAAAACTAGTTTCCCTTCTGGGTAGGTCTTGTTAGTGAGAGTATCCTGTGCCCACGAAAGTAACTCTCTGATCGATTCTTGATTGTATTTGTTTTCTTCTGTCATAGTTCTTTATATATTTATCACTACACCAACATCATTTCTTTTTAATATTCTTGGCTGGTTGACTTAATTTCTCAAACCTAACAATACCATTTATTGGCACTTTACCTGGTGATACACGTATATTCATCGATATAACTTTTTTTTCACAAATCATATTTTGTAATTTTGGATTCATAATTTTATTGTTATCAGTTAATTAACAGTCACCACCATATTCCGTAAATTATGTTGTAGAATTATCCTTCGTATCTTCGTGCATCATTACACGAATCGATTCACTGGTTGAATAAAGACAAATACGCTTATCTTCCTTCTTACATTTTTTAGCTAATCTTTTCAATGAATCAATTAACTCATCTATTTCACCTTTTTCGGGTGCGCATTGAATCTCAGCTACTGTTTGATATTTAATCATTTCTTTTGCTGTTTCGGGAGAAAGAAATTCCCCCTTATCAGTTCTGTATCCATACTTGCCCGTCACATTGTTAAAAGTCCAACCTTCAAGGAAAGCACCGCAATGCTCGCAAGTCCTTTTAATGTCACTATTTTCGCAACCACATTTTTTACACCTCATATACTTATTTGATTATTACTAGCTTTATATCCAAAAAGTCCAGGATCTTTTCAATTTTTTCTTATCCTAAATTGGTTTTACCATTTAAAAACAGAGACATGGTACTCTTTGTTACTTCTACGTGCTCCGCAAGATCCTTTGATTTGACGTTGCGGAGCTTCATTGCCTCTCTGACCGCTTCTCGTATCATAACCCCTTCTCTATTGCCTCGTCAACAGTCATAATCTCAAATAAACCTGACTGTTGATAGTGTAACGATTGATCTTCTACCCATTTTTCTGCTTCTTCAAGATGATAAAAGCCTTTTACTATTTCATCTTCCTTTGTCCGCACATTATATTCAACTAATATCGCCTCATATCCATTTTCTTTATAAGTGATTGCATTTGCTCCCATAGTTTTACATTTCAATTGTTATTACTTGTTTAATTTTGATGTTACAAAGACACGAATTGTTTTTGTAATACCAAACTGTTTTAATAAAAAAAGTTTCGACCACATCAAACTTTAACAGTTGGACATAAAAAAGTCCCCGGTTACATAACCAGGGACAAGCCAATTGAGCCGGGCGGTTTATTTTTAGATACCGGTCAAGTCGCTTCTGACTTCCTGCAAGATATCCTCAAAGATGGCGGCATGTGGTTCTACCTCGACATTGGCAGGGAAGTTCATGGACTTGTTGCCATTTTCAAATGACATATAGCCAGAATAGACGCGATCTTCCGTGCCATTTAACTCAGTTACTTTGTTGATGTTACATATGAGCCGACGTAACTCACTACCATCATAGGAATAAGATACTTGATATTCATACTCTCCAACCTTTGCAAGAGCGTCTACTTGCGTCACTCTTGATTTCTCTTTTAAAATTTTTGTTCCCATAATCCTTAGTTATTATTGTTGTTAATACTATCTAGTTTTTCATACACGCCTTTCTTAACGAAGGCGAAGAACTTTCCAATTTCCAGATATTTGCGTATGATCTCCGCTTTCTGATCGTCTATTTCCACCTCTCCCTGTCTGTAGATTTCCTTTGCGAAATCTGACTCTCCAATATCAGGGGTATTGTTGTAAATCGTGTTCCCTAACTCCTTGCTGACATCGAGTGTACTCTTATTCCCTTCGATATCTGTAACTTCAATTGTTCTAAAGTCTATTTTCATAAGCTTTTATATTTATATTCTATTTCTTCCTATAATAGCTACGCAGGACCAGGAATCACCATAATTTCCATCTTTATGGAATGTTCTTACATGAAAGTAGTTATGATTAACATCTGATACAGAAGCAATACTCCATACCCCGTGAATAGCTGTCGCAATAGGAATATATTCGCTACCAGCATTATGCTCAATAACATAATCTCCTGCACCATTGCGATATATCCTTGAAACTGTACACCCATTACCCCATGAACGTGATATATTACCATTTCCATCAATTATACCTGCCCAAAGGACTCCCGGAGCATTCCATATATCACCGGATCGTTGGTAGAATTGATGCTGTCCCGCACTTTTTATAGCATATCCATAATTCTTTTCGCCACCATTTGCGACAATATCCAATCCGTTTCCTGAGCCATAAACACTTAACGAAAAGATACTACCCGAATCATTACGAGCAGATATCAATGAACTATATTTATTTTCATTTATTCTTAAAAATTTTGTACCAGACATATTAAGTAGAATATTAGCATCATTTTGTGATGTTATAGCTAATCCTGTTGCTGTAACATCCCATTCTCCAATTTTAGCTCCAGATGTTACATGCAGCCTTCCTGTAGTTATATCAGTAGTTGATATTCGATCCGCGACAAGTGCGCCCGTCACAATAGCGTTCGCATCGATCAGAGAGGTTTTGATATGTCCGCCATCGATGATGGTAGTATCAAGCTTAGCAAGCGTTACCATGTCCTGATATGCCATATCTTTGAGCGAGTTTCGCAACGTAGTAAGCTGAGAATTGCTTGCCTTATCGTTAATCGTACTTTGCAGAGCGGAGTTCAGCGAATTAAAAGTCACCTGTCCGGTAAAGTCAATCTTCTTCCCAAACACAGAAATTCCGAATCCGTCAAGGGTGATCTGACTCTTGATCGTGTCGGTAGTGGGACGCTGGAGCAGATCAACCTGCGGGCGGGTAACTTCTGTTTTTATGTCAATAGATTGACCGCCACCTCCATAATATGGCTCCGTGCGAAGAACTATATTTAGCCCTGAAGCTCCCTCTACAATTACATGATACTTGGAGCCGCCACGGACATACACATACTCCATCGAATTAGTTGACACTTGACCGATACTACCAACAGGTATAACAGTAGAAAATTGATAGTCATACTCTAGAATTGTTCTTTGGATAGCGATTGTTCCCCATCCATTACCGTTAGATCGCCAGCGACACATAACCGAGAAGCCGCCAGCATGCGTACTCCATGATGGCTTACCGTAATTTGCGTTAAGCGTTCTTTCAACTGTTATTGTGTATGGTGCAGTTGTATGCAACGGGATTGTAATCGGATAATACTTATTTACGTCCAGCGAAGTAGCATCTACCCATAGCTCGGTGCGTTTTGCTGCGCTAGCCGCAATACTCTCCGTCTGCTCCTTTACAGTCAGCTTGATCGCATCAGGAGTTATCTTTGCTTCGGCAGACTGCAAGCGGGTATTGATGCCTTCCACGGTCGTTTTATCCGCTTTCAGATTGATAGAGTTCTCGGTTTGACTAATTCGCGTCTCTGCGGTGGACAAGGCTGTTGCGAAATTACCACCTCCAAAAAATCCGGTTACCGCTCCATTGATGATTGTGGTGGAGATGGTTACGTTGCCGGCTCCTCCTTGCTTCCATTGTTCCAAACCGTTCCCTTTTCCTATCCCTTTCTGTCCTATAAGGACGTAGGATCGTCTTGTTGTGGCACAGGTCATACCACTGCCACCGTAGGCTACCAGTGCATTAGCCGTTGCCGTATCAATGGCAATGGCGTCAGATGAGATGACAGCTACAACATAGTTTGCGTCAATAGCATTCAGGGCGTTTACGAAGTTGGTGAAATTTGCACCTCCGGCATACACGTCATAGGTCCCCACTCTGGCAAATTCTAAGGTTGTCCTGTTTATTTTGAAAAGGGTAAATCCTCTGCCGGCATGAGTTATCTGCTTATCATTGAGCATCACATACGATGTCGCAAGCGCATCTGTATTAGTACCATACGCAACGAGTCTTCCTACTTTGTTATACTCAGTCTTGGTTACTCTTTGCTCAATGGCATTCTGAGCTACTGTGATTGCGGATTCCGCTGCTGAGACTCGATTGCCTAAAGCGTTGAAAGTCGAAGAGTCAACCTTTAACGCAATGCTGTCACTTAAAACCTTTATGCCTGCCTCATACGTAATTTTGGTTGTATACTTGCTTGCAGCGTCGGCAATATAGTCTACCTCCGCATCGGTAACATCAAAAACTGTTGCATAACATAGATACCAGATAAGGGGATTCGCATCGGTAGGAGTTGCACCACCGCTCAGGTAGAAAAACATAGTGGAACTGAATGTTCCCGATGAGCCACATGTTACCTTATAGGCATATTCTGTCCATTTACCGGTTCCCACATGATCCGTAAGCCATTTACTGGTACTTCCATTCCCTATAATATTAGTCCCAAATGTTATTGTATAACCTGTAGGAACATTAGCGATGAAACGGGCAACTAACACTCTGTTAGCTTTTGTAGGCGTTGCAAAGTAAAATCCTCCATGATCAGGGTCGGCTGCTCCTGCAGTTGTTATTTTAATGCAATACCCTGATGAGTTTGGATTTCCTGCAACACCTGATACACGCGAGATAGTAACCTTGCCACCAGATATTCTATTATAAACTTTTATATCATTCAGTCCACTAGCAAACGAAGCATCACGATATAACATCCTTCCTTGACTCATCGCCATTGCCAGTTCTGCGGCTGCGCTTGCCTGACCAGCTTTCGTTGTTACTTCTGATACCTGCAGAGTGATATTGCTCGCAGTCTGATTGATGCTGCTTTCCTTAATCGTGACCGCTTGCAGAGATGCCGCAGCAGAGCTAGCAGATCCAGCCGCAGCAGCTGCCGAGGAAGCGGCATCATTTGCTTTATTTGTTGCGTTAGTAGCTGCTGTAGAAGCTTCGCCCGCTTTGGCTGTTGCCGTAGAAGCGGAACCTGCTGCGGAAGTTTCGCTCTTCTTCGCGTTCGAAGCGGCAACGGTAGCTTCTGTTACCTTTGAGGATATCTGGCCTTCGCGGATTTCGAAGTTCGTTTCGACGGTGGTGATTCGATTTTCCACGTCTTCCGGAGCGGGAGTCCAGTCGGTGGCCTTGTTGCCTTTTTCAAGCTTATATCCACAGATTTGCAATGAACCTGTAGAATTAGTTCCATTAGGTATAACAAAATAAGCCGGTGATACGACATCCTCCGTAATGGTAAAAGTATGACTGACTCTCTGCCATTCAGTAGAAAGATTACGTGTCAGTTCCTTTGAGTTTCCAGGAGCAACCGCATACAATGTAGTACCTCCGGTTGTAGAACGTACAAATGCACTTAATGAGTACGTTTGGCCAGCTTCAAACGAATAATCCTGTTCAAACCTGACCCATGAACCTCCTTGATTAACTATAGTCAGTTCCTGGTAGGTTTCACTCAGAAGCGTGGCACCATTCATGTTTTTCCACCCGGCAAAACTTTTTGTATTCATCAACAGATTACGTCCACCAATCTCAATATCATCGATAGCTCCTGCGATCTCTCCTTCTACCGTTTTGCCGGAACGCAGAACAAACATACCTCTCAGGTATACGTTTGTTCCGTATAAGCCGGGACCGGACAATACCCCGAATACCGAATCGGTGATCCCTGACAATTCTCCGGTGCGGGTAATCAATTTACCTGCCAGCGAATAAGAATTGATGCCTGCGTAATCATCCCGGTATGGAGCATTATCACCAATGGCACAGTCGATCTGTGCCTTCTGGCGTGATGTATCAGTCCTGTTACCCAATACCGCGACATCGTCTCCTTCTTCCGGTGTTGCGCTTCCCGCTTCGCAGTCCGTCTTGGACAAGTCGAAATATCCTGCTCCGGCAGATACAACAAGACGCCAGTAGCGTTTTGCAGACTTTCCGGTAAACGCCTGGCAGATTAGCTGGTCATCTTCTACGAAATCATCTGTGCTGTCATGCTCGCATCGCCAGTATGTTCCGCCATCGGTCACCTTTGTTATCTTGCCTCCGGCTGCAGAACGGATGACCATGCCTCCCTGATGCACGATCTTCTGGACTACAAGCTGGAATACACTGAAAAGCTTGCGGACGACTAGCTTGTCAAGCTCCATGTTCCAGCTGCCGTCAATCGTCTTGTAGAGCTTCATACCTTCGCCTGCGAATCCGGAGACGAACTTCTCGGAAGAGACATAGTCTTTGACTATTGTACCCATCAGGGTGGCAACATGGGATACGGTCAGATCGTACATTTTCGCTAGCTCCTCGACAACCAGGTTGAGGGTTGTGGCCTTGTCCGAATTGACCAGTGCAGACTCTACCTTGTCACGGAAAAGCCCTTCATCCATCTCAAGGTTTGTTCTGTTTGTCGTTTCGTCAACGGTTATGGCACCGCCCGAACCATCTTTCCCGGCAACAAAGTTACCGAATTTGGCTCCCTTCATAAAGGCGGATACGGCGTTGGAGACAAATCCTTTTACGAAGGTGATGATACCAAAGGCGGTGTCGTCGTATTTGCGGCTGAGGGAGCGCACGGACATCTCAAGCACGGAGCGCAATGCTGAAAAGACATTATATTCCGAAGGCTCCTGTGAATCTCCTGTCTTCAAGACCTGTAGGTTGCTTTGTGCTTCCTGCTTCCCCAGCACATACTGCAAATTACCGAGCGAGGAATCCACGGATGATTTCCAGGAGGTGCTGATGGCCGCCGAGCAGTCAATAGATGCCTCACAGATATTGGTAAGCTTTCTCTCTACCCTTGTGATGCGGGTATCGATATACCCCTTGTCAAAGTATTGCTCATCCTCCAAACGCACTCTTTGTCCCAGCAGCAGGGGAACAGCATGCTTGTCCACGTAAATGTAATCCGTATCAGAGGAATAGATCGAGATGTCCCGGCTGTACTCTTTCAAATAGTTTTCTACTGCCTGTTTGAATTGCTGCTCGGCTATCGGATAATACTCATCCGGCATACGGATGTTAGTCAGTATATAGGTATCGCCCGCCTTCGGAATAAGATTGCCGCCTGGTATCTGGGTATTCTCGTCCGGATAAGTATTGATGATCTCGAACTCCTTTGTATCGTTATGCCAGTTACATTCGAATTCCCGTCCGGAAAGATCACCGCTTTCGAAAGTGATGTGGATCACCTTTCCGCTGACCATATAATCGTCAGGATTAAAGGGCAGATCGTTGTCCTTGACATAGTATACAGTATAGTCGCCCGTCTCCTCGTTTGTCTTTTCTTCAGATCTGACAGAGGATATAGTACCAAGCCGGTGGGGAAAGATACCGCTGAAGGCTTTCTCCTCCCTGTGCTCTTTAAGACCAAGCTGAGTATTGAGATCTATATGAGTAGCACGGGAAGGCAACTGCAGATGTGTAAATCCATATTTCGACGGATCGATATTCTTTGTGCTGCCAACGGGTATCAGACGGGTGAACCACTTGATGGAATCCGAATTCTCGGTTTGAGTAAGACCGGTCTTGAGGCCCTTCATGTAGCCGAGCGTGACACGCTGACCTCGCTCGCATTTGCTCAGGTTCAGGTATTCTCCATCCAGCCACCACTCCGTTTCAAATGCAGCGGCAATCTCTGCAGCAGCATCCCAGCAATACAGGCCGTTAAAGTTGATTGTTTGCCGGTTGGCACTAATGGCTTCACCGACTCTCCATGTTACACCGTCAGCGTTCCGGTTCATGTTATCCACCAGCTTCTCAAGATACTCCATCGGAGTTCCGTCGTAGGCAAATACGGATTCAAGATCATCACTTCCCTGGTTGAGACGACAAAAGAGCAAATCCTGCATGTCGTGTTCCCGACCGTAGAAGCTGATGTTATAAGTATATTTCTGCGTGTTGGTCTTTTTCGGGCGAGCCTCCTTCTTGATAGAGAACCGTTTGCCACCCACTTCGATGTAATCACCTACCGACAAGATGAAGAACTCCCAGGTGGTGAAGTTTACGTTCACCACGAACTCGGAAGCAACCTCTTCACTCCATCGGGAAGAAGAATCAGGACTTACCTTTTTTTTGATATTTCCGTCTCTACCGTAGATTACAAGTTCCATTTATAGACAATTTAAATCGTTTTTAACTTTCACTTAAACAGGTTTCGGTTCGCGCAGCGTTACCGCGAATCCGGCAATTTGCTGCCCGGTATTTTTAAGTAGTGTAAACTGACTGTACTTGGTATATTCCTTCATATAAACTTTCATGACCCTGTCGATTTCCGGAAGCCTTATCGTCAGCCATCCCGACTTAAGTAAAGTGATCACGGTATTATAGTACGCGTACCACTTGGTTCTTGTGTCCGCTGCGATAGCCATTTTCAGGGTGATATCCCGTGCTTCGTAGCATGGAATCAGTATGTCGGGCAGTTCCTCCCCGTCAAGCTCCCGATAACTGACAGAAGTATACTCCTTCATCTTGGGCGGTTTCAGCAGAGAGTCATAATTGGTATGATCGCCTGCGTTTTCCTCCCAAAGAAAACAGCCATATGTGGCCATATCGATATTGTTGATATAAAAGAGTCCTTCTTCTACTTTCATAATCCTATCCTTTCATTTTGACACCACGACGCAAGTCCGTAATGCCCTCGTCTATCGTTTCAAGATGCTTCAAATATTCTGAGTTCTCCGCAATCCGGCTGATCGCCGTTGCCATCATCTCAAGAGCAGAGGAGATCAGGTTATCGATGTTGATCACATGATCCAGCATGGCATTGCCGATTCCTTCCAGTCTGCCGGCAGTCTCCTCCGTTATGGAGGTAATGGTACCAGCCCTGCCTTCCTGTGTGGAGGAAGAAGATGAAGTCCAGCCGAAAATATCTTTCAGGGCATCACGCTCGGCAAGCGCATCCTCAACAATCTTATTCCATTCCTCCTGCAGATCCTTATACTCGTCGGTGTTTATTCCACCTTCCTTGTTGTAGTTGGCAAATTTCTCATACCATGCCTGTAGACGTTTATCATAGGCATCTGTCAGGTTGGTCATAAGGATTGCCTTCTGCAAGTATGCGCTGAAATCATCCGCAAAATCCTGAGAATCACTCTCCATATCCAGAAGTGTGTCATAGAAGGCATCACGCATACTGTCAAATGATACCTGCGTCAGTTGCTCCTGTATCTGTTGGTTGATTTCCTCGATACGTTCTCCACCTTCGATGATCTTATTCAGATAATCCTGTACGTCCGCATCCAATTTCAGCCAAAAGGCAGGAGCTTCTTCTTTCAGCTTCTCGAGCTGCTCGGCTGTCAGATCGAACAATCCGGTCATTCTACCACCGATATCATTCGGGTTCATGCCTATCGAACGAGCAAATGCATCCCACTGATCCCACTCACTTTGACTCAGACTTTTGCGTATACGCACACCGATAGAGTGAGATCCGGTAGACGCTCCTGAATTCAGCCGCTCTCTTCCTAGTAATCTGTAGGATTCAATACTTTTCTGTGCGATATCAAGAGCCTCCTGACCAGCCTTTGCCGCTTCTGATCCGTACGACATCTCAATATATTCCGATTTCTTGTCGATGAGTTCATCCCAAATTTCGTTCAGACGATTATACTTGTCGACCATCTCATCGTAGTCGGAATAATCGGCACCGCCAATATTAAACTTACCCAATGTCAGTACATTTGCAAATCCACCCCACGTTTTCTCAGCCACATGGCCAATTGATTTTACAATATCACCGACAAAATTTACCAGCCCTTTCTCTCCAATCTGGTCGAAAATAGCCAGGATAGAGGCTATGAGTCCTCCAATTTTGCTGCCGGATTCTGATAACACATCAACCAGAGATCCGACAGCACTACCAAAAGATGCCAGACTCATATCTGCATCTCCGAGCTGGTTCATTGCATCAGCGACGGCTGTCAGATTTTTAACAGCCTTATTCTTTGAGGTTTCCAGATTACCCTCCGTATTGCGGACTTTGGCTTCAGCATTATTCTTGTTCTTTCGGGCAGTCTCAGCTTCTGCGCTGTCTATCCCATATTTCTTTACCGCTTCGTCATATGCCTTCTGCGCTTCGGTCAATTCACCAACCGCTTCAGAATAGTCACGAATGGATTCGGTCAGGTTGCCGAACAGTCCACCTTTATTGATGACTTCCTCGTCGATCTTGCCGATAGCTTCCTCGATGACCTTGATTTGCTCAGGAGTGGCATTCTTCTTAAATTCTGGACTATTACGAAAAGCGACGATTTGTTTCTTTACCTTCTGTAGTTCCTGCTTTGTCACCCTGTCCAGATTACCGAAGACAACATCCCAATTGATGACGTTCTTGAGCTCTGTAAAATCAAGGGCGGACAATGCTTCGTCACGCTGTTTTGCCAGCAGCTTCTTGTCATACTCGTTAAGACCCTCCTGAGAGGACTTCAAGGTATATTCCTTCATGATCGCGGCACGCTTCTGTTGGTAGGTGCCGTATTCTTTGTTGTATTCAATCCAGGACTTCAGATCCTTCTCCTGAAACTCCTTGTCAATCGCGTAAAGATCCTTTGCGTATTGCTGATAGGCAACAAGACGCTGCTGCTGGGCATTCGTTTTTACCGCCTTTTTCTCTTCAGGAGTAGACTTGACACCCCGGTTCTTCTCAGCTTCCTCCATCTTCTTGAGCGTGTCACGTTCCTGCTTGTTGATCCCGGCCAGAGTTTCTTCCAGTTCCTGCTTAGCCAGTTTTTGTCTCTTTTCGATTCCGTCCTTCATGACGGAGGTGCGGGCGGCTTCCAGCTTCTGCTGTGCCTTTATACGTGCGTCGGCAAGTTCGTCCTGGTAGTCGCGGGCGGATTTGCCGGTGTCCTTTTTTTCATAGTCATCGATACCGGCAGCTTTAAGTATTTTTTTTGCAGCTTCTTCGGCTTTTACACCCAATTCTGTGTATACATCTCCGGCTTCCTTGGCCTGGTTTATCTGAGCAGTAAAATAATCCTTCTCTTTTTTACCTCCTTTATTGGCGACAACTTCAAACAATCCTCTATACAAAGCCTGAAACACATTGGCTTTCCCCGCATTCTTTTGATCAGCCTGCGCAGAGAGCATACGGGCATATTCCTTTGCCGCCAGTTCCTGTGCCGCCGCAGCTTGGGCCCTTAGTGCCAAAGCCTGAATAAACGCAGGAGTATTTGTGACAAGCAGATTCTCTGCATCATTGACATTCTTAACAGCAACATCTAGCTTCTTGAACTCATCAGCATTATCCTTGATGAACTCTTTCTTTTTTTCGAGATTATTCCCCAGATGATTCCATTGCTCCTGAAGGGATCTGATTTTAGCTATCTGATCACCCACTTTACTTGATCCAGAAGTAAAAGCGTCGTTTATTTTTTTTTGTGCATCTGCAAGGCTGATGCTTGCCTTGCCAACAGACATCATCGATTTAATAAAATTACCGATCTCCTTTCCGTATACGACGGAAAGAGTGATTGCAGTGGCCATTGCCGTCTGCCAGGAGAACAGGGAGGAAAGCACCTGTTTCCATACAGGAGTGGCTTTCTTTCCTGCGGCAGTCAGAGCTTCGTATTCCTTTCGTGCCGATGCCAGTGCATCGGTAAACATGGGGATGTTGTTGGAGATAGCCAGGAAGAACATCTGCGGCCCCATAGCGAGGGCAGGCAGTTCACGGGCAATCTGCTGCATGCTCATCTTCACATTGTTGAGCTTGGGAGCAGGATCGTCACCTAAGATAGGCGTAGAACTTGTCTTTTTCTTCTGTGCCTCCAGCTCCTTTAGTTCAGCTTTTAACTGCCCAATGACACCAGTAAGAGCCTGAATATCCGCCATCTGCGCATCGGAGTTTGTGCCTGATGCCATAGCCTGCTTGAACTGATTCTGCAGGTCTTTGAGCTGAGATTCCAGTTGTGCTATCACGGCCTGGGTATACTTGCCCATATCACCCAGGTTGCCCTCCACGGATCGCATTCCTTTGAGCGTCTTGTCATCAAGCAGTATTTCCAGTCTGACGGGTTCCATTTATCCTCCTAATCTTGTTTGAAAATATTCTGTAGTAAAAGTCTCCGGACAACGGCTCTTTTCCCTTTCGATAAGCTCCTCCTTTGAGATATACCGGCTGACATCCATGTTCATTACCAGCAGCTCCGCATAGCTGATCTTCCAGAGAATATAGTGTTTTGAACATCCGAACCGCTCCATAGACTGAGCGATGATACCGAGAATGCTATGTGGACCTTCATTACGGCCCTTTAACTCATCCTCTCTTTGTGGCTTCCGCTTGGTTCGAGCAGCTTTGCCGCCCTGGCTGCCCATGGAATAGTT